GTGGACGGCGAGATTCTTCACTACGGTTCGACTTGTGCTACCCGTCACACTGGCTTGAATGACCGCGAAATCAAAACGGCGATCAAGACTCATTCGGATGGTATCGTTGCTCAAGCCAAGAAAGAATTTGAAACGTCCGTCGAATACTTTGATGAACAGAACACCCTTCGCACCGCACACAAAAACAACATTAAGCCAGGTAAAGCTTTTATGGAATACTGCCGCCCTGCCAGCTTGAACGCGTCGGAACGCAAAGCAAAGATTGCTGCTAAGTTTGGTATCAAATCCTACAAGTTCTAAATCGGCAGCACCGGGCGAGACGTGCAGCGACAATTCACAGCCTCGCCCGGTTGCAGATACTGCCCAGATATGAGGCACCCTTCCGCGATCTTGTAGCGCTTCCCGTTCGCCGCGACGTGATCGGGGCGGGGCGTCTTGCCAGCATGCGAGTGCATCCAGATTGCGGTCTCGATTCCAAGCTCCAATTGTCGCGCGCGATTAACGACAGCGTTCGCTTTGTTCGACTGGTCACGCGCTATCAACTCAGCCCGGTCCGCTACGGCAGGGTAGAGTGCTTTCAAATCCTTAACCATCGTATGCAAGTCGCGCCCCGCGCTGTACGAGCGCATGACAATACCCTCAACTTGTCCAAGGTACTTCTCGGGGATCGAGCGTATCAGGCCGACATTCTCAGCCAGCGACGCTTGGAACGCGTCACGCACGGCGGGCGTCATCTTGAACTCAACGGTCCAGCCCGCATCTTTGAGCGCCGCACGCATCGCGCTATCGCTCGCCTTGAACATCCCTTGCAGATACGCCTCAGCAATCTTCGGTGCCCACACATCGAAGCGCTTTATCCATCGGTCAGCGAGGTCAGCCAGGACGCGCTTGATGTGGGCGGTCGGCCCGTATGTGGCCTTCTCGTAATCGTAGCGCGCCTTAGCGGTTCGTTTCTTCGTCTCGATAACTGACGCATCCTGCGCCTGCTCAACAAGCGCGGCCATTCGCGGCGGTTCCTTGCGGTAGCCTGCCGTCAACCAGTATTCGACGGACGCATTCATCTGGTCAATCAGGGCGAGCAATGACCGCTTGTAGCGCTGCTCTATGCCCCGATTCGCGTGTACCGCTCGGGCGACTTTAGGCTGGCGAGCCATACTTTTCCTTCAGCTTCAGGATTTCCGCTTTGGCTTCTTCGGCACTCATTTTGCCATCGCCGAGCCGGTGCACCACACCCATAATGCCGCCCATTAGCGCACCTTGCCGTTCACCTTCGGCCTTTTGTGCGGCTTCTTTCTGGGCTTTGCTTTCTTGCGATGCAGTCGGTCCCGCTTGTTCCCCAACGGTCGAAACGCCTAGCCGTTCGGCAAGTTTTGGCGACATGCCCACAATCTTGCCGTTTTTGATCGTGATTGACTTTCCCGCAACCCTTTGGCCTTCTGGAAATTCTGGATGGTCGATTGAGTAGTCGCCAAAGTCCGGGTCTTTCGTGAAGCCCAAAGGCTCGGACAGTTGCACGTTGCCTGCTTTGAGTTTGATAGCCCCCGTCTTCCCTTTGCTTTCAGACGCACCCCCACCGCCCGAGCCAAACTGCCCGTTATCGGAGCGAGGATGCTTTCCTTCCTCAAAGTCCGCATCTTGGGCGGGCGGGTCCCCATCGTCCGGAGGCGACACGTCATCAGGCTCCCCCGGCGGCTCGATAACCTTCGACACATCAAGCCCGTCGTAACCGCTCGCCGGGTCTTTCGCCAGCTTCTCGCGCACCTCTTGAGGATCAACAACGCCCGCGTTGATATAGCCGACGTCCGTTACGCCATCCTTGGCGCGAATGTCCGTTTCTTCTGCCGGCGTCATCTGGTACAGCGGCACGAAGTTGAAATTGATGTCCGGGTCAATCTCGCCGAACAGCGACAACTGCACGAGGTCCAAAATCGTCTTGATTGGTGCGCGCCAGTATGCGTTTTGCTGGGCGGCGATCCAATCGTAGAACACTCGAATCTCGCCATCCGACGACGCGTTCAGACCGCCGGGGGATAGGCCTGTGAGGATAACCGCAGGGATGCGGCTAACCGTACACATCTGTTCTTGTGACTGTGCCTGAAGCTCATGCAGGCCGGACAGGGGCGTATTAACTTGCCCCAATTCTTCCTGTTCCTTGTCGAGAACCATCAAGCCACGATTGGAGCGCATGGCCGTGAAGAGGTCAGCGCGCTTGAAAAGATCGTCCGCCGCCGAGTCGTCCGCCCCATCTTGCAGCAACTGATCCATAGCCGTGGACAGCACGGTAATCGAAAAATTGTTGATCAGGTCCGATACGCTCTGACGCGTGCGCAGCCAGTTGTCGACGTACGGTTCCGCCAGTTGCGACAGGCTCATGCCGGCAAAATTGAACGCTGGCTTCAGGATGTCCGGAAGCGGTCGGGTGATGATCGTCATCAAGCGCGAGGCGTGCACCTGCTTGCCGAGAACGAACCATCCTACAGGCTTGTAGAAATCTGGCGCGGTCGGATCGATTGAGTTGTACGCGCTGGGAGTTGTCCACACTGCTTCGACAGCGGACAGACGATCCAAGCTACCCTTGGCAATTGAGCGCTTATCGAGAACGAGCGGCAGTTCGTTGTCCTGGTTGCGCAGGGTCGGCATGATCTGCCCGCGCCCAAAGTAGCAATCGTGAGCCGCAGCGGTATGGATCACGTCCCGCACGTGCAGGCGGTCAAACTCTGCTTCGATGCCCTTGATCTTGTCGGCGGTATCGTCGCTACCGTTAAACTCGATCCATTCTCGCGTCAGTTCGGTCGACATGGTCGAAGCGAAAGCCCGATACTCTGCGCGTGTCGCCAGTTGCGCGAGGTACTGAAACCCAGGGAAGCCGCCGCCCGGTAGTCCTCCTTGCATGGCGAACTGGTACGGGTTTGTATCCATCGCCATGACTGGGGCGCTCCGGCCATCGGGGACAACGCCAGTCATAAGGGCGGGCGGTCGGATAGGGTACGTGTAGGGCGCTTGGGGTTTCGACTCACCGCGAGCCTTGAAGGCTGCAAGACTCAAACCTTTACCATCGAACGTGCGGGGATACTTGCGGGGACGGCCTACGGGATTCTTTGCAGGTTCGATCATTTCCAACCTCTTGCGTGACGTTGAGAAGCTTCGCGCTTCTTTTGGCCCTTACCTTTACGGTCGGACGCGTAACCATAGAAGCGAGCCAGGGCGCGGGCGGCCTTCGAGCGCTTGACGCGCTTGGAGGTTTCATAGACTAGCGGGGGCGGTTCTTGGATAGCTTCGACGGCGGGGCCGGCAAGCAACAGAGCAACAGCAAGGGCTAAATTTGTTTTCATTCGATAATTATAATTATTTTTAAAAATAATTGTTGACTTATTGAATAAGGTGATACATAATTACTACATCAACAACGCAACCGGAGAACACCATGCCTAACTTCGCAATCGAAATCATGAGCCGAATCGCCACTGAATTTGCAGCAACCGGCAGCATGCCTGAAGCCTACGACCGAGTTATGGGCGAAGGAGCTTACGACAAGCTGGCCGGCGAGCTGTACGACGAACTGAACGCCAAGTGATCAACCCGCCCCGCAAGGGGCTTCTTGGAGAAGACGACATGAATGTAATCATCGACGGCATCACCTACGTCCCCGCACCTGAACAGCCAAAGCCCCCATCTATCACAAGGGCTGAAGTCAAACGCCTTACGGAGGTAGTGGAAAACGCGGGATTGGATTACGCAATGAATAAGTATTCAAGCTTCGATCATGGTAAAAATTTAATTCGTTGCCGACTGTTCCACCAACTTCGAGACAATTATTTGACTTCTAGGGTAGAACTCCAAAACTTTCTTATAAGTGTTGGGGTTGACGCGTGACTCCCTTCGAGCAAAATCAACTCAAGCACCTTGCGGGTCTCACAGCCCGCGAGCGCGAGGCGTACTTTACGCGCATAGAGCATATGCAAGGCGTTCGCGCGGCCAGTGAGTTACGGACGGCTTATCGCAACTACAAAGGAGAAAAGTGATGTATCTGATCGGCGGAAAATTTGACGGCGGGTGGACGAGCATCAATCCACACAGTGATACGCTACGGCTGGCGACTGACGATTGCCCAGAAGTAACGCCGTGGGATGGTGCCAAGGCGGTTCCGTCGCGGGATGTTCAAATTGAAATCTACCGGTGCAAAACGTTTATCGACCGCCACGAACAACCTGCTGACTTCTGGGTTCACTCAAGCGTCACCGACGAGGCGGCGTTGTTTGATGTCACGCGGAAATACTCCGACCTGCTTGGACGTTGGACGTTCTAAGCCCGCCCCATTGCCCGGTCGAGAGTCGCTTGACTGATACTCAGGCGACTGAACAGCGGATAGAGCCGGCGAAGCGCTTGGGTCAGAGAGTCGACTTGGTCATCGTTGGCCGCTGCTGGGAATGCCGTCAGTTCGGACAACAAATCTTTAATCCAAGGCGCGATGTCTGGATGTGGTAGCCACACATTACCGGCTTCCCAATAGCTCGTTACCGCGTGCGCCCGCGCGAGTTTCGAGCCGTCAGGTTCGATCGGTATCAGTCCTGGCACCTTGGCCTTGAGCGTATCGATAACCGCC